TTGCGCGTGAACTACCTGATCGGCACCGGCCCACTCACTGCCGGCCGATTCTGGGCCGGCCTGGTCAAAGACGTACAGGACAACACCAAGTACGCCAGCGGCGTTAAGTTCGGTTAAGGGGGCGTCATGGAAGTTACAGCGAAAGAGCGCGGCTACTACGGCGGCGGCATCAAAGAGATTGGCGAAACCTTCAGCATCGCCAAACCGGAACACCTGGGCAGCTGGATGCAGGCTGGTAAAGGGCCGGTTGAGATCAAGGTGCAGAAGTACACCGGCTATGTGGCCGCGCGAGGCGCGGCCGGCAAGTTCGTCGTCAAGGACGCAGCAGGCCAGGTAGTTGGCGCGTTCACCGGCAATAAGGCTGAGGCTGAGGCAGAAGCCGCCCGCTTGAACGAAGGTGGCGACATCGCCAAACCGGAACACCTGGGCCAGCAGGAGGCAGCCAGCAACGGCCAGGATGGTGCCGGTGGCGGTGGCGAAGAGTCGGACGACGACAACGGGCCAGACGCCTGACCCATAGAAACAACCCTCAAGGGCCCTTCGGGGCCCTTTTCTTTTTCTGAGGTTCCCAAATGCCAAGCGACGTTGAGATTTGCAACATGGCGTTGGCGCGGGTTGCCCAAACCCAAACCATTGCCTCGCTGACAGAGCGCAGCAAGTTTGCCGAGCTCTGCCGTACCTTCTACGCGCAGTTGCGCGAGCAGGTGCTGCAGGACTTCCCCTGGCCCTTTGCTGGGGGGCATGTGGCACTGGCTGATGTTGGGAGCCCGGCGCCCGGCTGGCGGTTCCGATATCGCTACCCAGCAAACTGCCTGTTGGTCCGGGAGATCGTTAACCCGGCTTGGCGCAATGCTCCGTACAGCGATGCAGAGATTCCCTTTCAGGTTGGCTACGACACTGGCGGGAGGGTGATCCATACCGACCAGGCCGACGCCTCGGTGCGATACACCTTCAAGGTCGAAGACCCCACACAATTCGATCCGCTATTTGTCGATGCTCTGGCGTGGCGCCTGGCAATGGATCTGGCGCTGCCGGCGAGTTCGAAGCCTGAGTACCGGGCCTTCTGTGAGCAGGAGTATCAGAAGGCGCTGACGGTGGCCCAGGGCGCTGCATTCCGCGAGTCCCGGGACGATCCAGAGCCCGAGTCGGAATTTGTGGCGGTGCGCTCATGACTTCTGTTCTGCAGCCCACCTTTGCCGCTGGTGAGCTTTCACCGTCGGCCAGCGCGCGAACCGACATAGCCCGCTACTTCACGGGCCTGAAGCTGTGCCGGAACTTCATGGTGATGCCATACGGCGGCGTCCGGAACCGCCCAGGTACACGGTTTGTTTGTGAGGTTAAGGATTCGACGAAGAAGTGCCGAATCATCCCGTTCCAATTCAACGACGTCCAAACCTACATTCTGGAGTTCGGCGACCTGAACATGCGGGTCATCAAGGACGGCGGGCAGGTGCTGTACAGCTCCGGTCCGAACGCTGGGCAGCCTTTTGAGCTGGTTGTGCCTTATGGCCAGGCAGACCTGGGCCCGTTGAACTTTACACAGTCGGCTGACGTGATGACGTTCGCGCATCCAGGGTACAAGCCGCGTGAACTCAGCCGCCTTGCCCATGACAACTGGACGTCAGCCGAGTTGAACCTGGCGCCCAGGATTTTGGCGCCGGCCTCTGCAACCGCGACCAGCCTGGGCGGCTCCGGGGTCCAGCAGTCTTGGCGATACCAGATCACAGCTGTTCTCGACGATGGGAACACCATCGACGAATCGTTGCCGGTCACCTCCAACCCGATCAACGTTTTTGCGGACACCATGGCCGCAACGATTGTCTGGCCGGCCGTGGCCGGGGCCAGCTACTACATCGTGTACAAGGACAACGCCGGCGCCGGCATCTACGGCTTTATTGGCCGGGCCACGGCGCTGACCTTTACCGATCGCAACGTGACTGCCACGAAGTCAGACACCCCCCCGAACGGCAATGACCCCTTTGTCGGCGCCGGCAATTACCCTGGTGCCGTCGGCTACTACCAGCAGCGCCTGGTGTTTGCTGGCAGCGACAACAAGCCTCAAACCGTGTGGCTGAGTAAGACCGGGCTGTTCAAGAACTTCGGTTTTTCCACGCCGAACAAGGATGACGACGCGATCACGTTCACCATCGCCAGCAAGGAGGTGAACCGCATGCGGCACCTGCTGGGGCTGAAGCGTCTGCTGGGGCTTACGTCGGGCGGGGAGTGGAACTTTTCCGGCGCGGATACAGGTCTGAGCGCGAAAACCATCCGCGCCGATCAGGAGGGATATGACGGTTCCGCGCTTGTCCCTCCGGTGGTGGTTGGGAACAGCGCGGTGTACCTGCAGGCCCGCGGCAATCGCGTGTCGTCGTTTGGCTACTCGCTCGACGCCGATGGATTCAAGGCCACGGACCTAACCATTTTCAGCGCCCACCTGTTCAGGGGGCGTGCGCTCACGAACGTGGCGTATCAGAAAATCCCCGATTCCATCGTCTGGTATGTCCGGGATGACGGCAAGTTGCTGGGGCTGACATATCTCCCCGAGCAGCAGCTGGTGGGTTGGCATTGGCACGATACCGACGGTTTCGTCGAGTCCATTGCGTGCATTCCAGAGGGGCAGGAGGACGCCCTTTACATGGTGGTGCGCCGAAACGTGGGCGGTGTTCAGCGGCGATACATTGAGCGCATGGCCAGCCGCCAGGTCGAGGCGGTTGAAGAGGCGTTCTTTGTCGATTCAGGCCTGACCTATGATGGGCGCAACAAGGACAGCGCAAAGTCCATGACGTTGACGGGCGGGGTTTTGTGGAAGTCTCCCGAGGCTGTGACGCTCACTGCGGCTGGGCATACCCCTTTTTCCGCCGGCAGTGTGGGCAATCGCTATTCGCTCACTAAGGTGATCCAGGAGTACGACAGCGAACCCGTGACCAGCATCGTGCGTGTAGAGGTTGTGGCCTACGTCAGCCCAACGGTGGTAACCGCGAAACTGCTGATCATCTGCCCCGAGGAATTGCGTGGTTTCGCCACCAGCACCTGGGCCAAGCAAGTCAAAGTCCTGTCGGGGTTGGACCACCTGGAAGGCAAAAAGGTATCTGTCCTGGCAGACGGCAACGTCCAGCCTCAGGTTGTCGTCAGCGGTGGAAGCATCACGCTTCAGTCAGCGGCCGGAATTGTGCATGCGGGCCTGCCGTACCTGTCGGACATGGAAACGCTCGATATTGAGAGCCGGGACGCCCGGGAAACCATGCTCGACAAGAAGATTGCCGTCACCTCATTGACGGTCTTGGTCGAGGCTTCCCGGGGCATTTTCGCGGGAGCTGATAAACAGCACCTCTATGAGCACAAGCCGAGCCGCGATAACTACGAGCTGCCCATTGAGCTATTGACCGGCCAGGCGGCCGTGACTATTGGCAATGACTGGAACGGCAAGGGCCGGATCTTCATCCGGCAGGCTGACCCGCTGCCGCTCACTGTGCTGGCGGTGATTCCAGAGGTGACCTATGGCGGAAGCTGAAGTGTTGCCGGTGTCCGTGGACGATATCGCCGAGATCCTGCCCTTCGTCCGCCAGGCCGATATCGACGAGATCAGCGAGGCCCTGGGGGTGCCCATGGAGCGGGCGCTCCGTGACGCAATCACCTGCAGCCTGAACGCCCGGAAGATCGTCGCCGGCGGCAAGGTTGTGGCCGTCTTCGGGGATGCGGTCTACAGCGTCCTTGGATCTGTCGGCGTGCCCTGGCTGATCAGCACCGTGCACGTCGAGCAGCACGCCCGGGCCTTCCTCAAGGTCTGCAAGCCAGAAGTGCAGGGCATGTTGACCCGCCATCGCCACCTTTTGAACTACGTCGACGCCCGCAATACAGCTGCCATCCGGTGGCTGAAGTGGCTCGGCTTCCACTTTTCACCGGCCGCCCCATACGGCGCGCGGCGGTTCAAATTCCATAAATTCACATTGAGTCGCGGGGAATAACTATGTGCTGGATGGCAGCAATTCCAATAGGCATGGCCCTGGCTGGCGGCCTGATGCAGGCGAAGGGTGCCCAGGATAGTGGTGCCTACCAGGCCGACATGCTCGGGCAGAACGCCGCATTCAAGCGGCGGGCGGCGGATGAAACCATTTTCGCCGGCGATACCAGCGCCGACTGGCAGCGTGTCCGCACCGGGCAAGCGATTGGGACACAGCGGGCCGCCCAGGCGGGCAACGGCATCGATGTGAACAGCGGCAGTGCGGCCCAGTTGCAGGATGACACCGCAATGATCGGGGAGTTGGACGCGTTGACCATCCAGAACAACGCAGCCCGCGAGGCATACGGCTATCGCGTGCAGGCGGACCAAGACCTGGAAAACGCCAAGCAGGTGAAGAAGAACGCGAAAACAGCAGCCACCGGTTCGATCCTGGGCGGGTTGGGCAGCGCTTTCGGGTCTTTTGCTGGCGGTGGTGGTTTCGGCGGTTCCGGCGGCGCGGGCGCGGGTACGCGGGTTGCACAGGCTGGCGGCACCAGCCGCTTGAACAACAACCAGGCGCTGGTTTAAGGGGGGCATATGCCACGGGTTCCAACTTACGAAACGGCGCAGGTCGAGCAGCAGCCGGGGCGTGCAATTCACCTGCAGGGTGTTGCGCCTGATAACTCGCCCATTACTCAAAGCCTGCAGGGCTTTCAGCGGGGCGCGCAGATCCTGGTCAATAAAGAGCGCGAGAAGGCCGACACCGCGCTGCTGATGGACGTCGACAACCAGCTGACCCAGTGGCAGCAGAAAGCCATGTACGACGAGCAAAGCGGTGTGTTTACCCGCAAGGGCAAGAATGCGCTCGACGTCACCAACCAGACCCTGGACCAGTTCGAGAAGGCCCAGGCCGAATTTGGCAAGAGCCTGACGAACGATCAGCAGCGCGCGCG